GTGTTCCTCGTATGATAATTTCTTTTCGCCGAGAACTACGTTGGCAATATGATCCAGTCTGTAAGATTCTTGGGTACCATAAGAATAGCCGAACTTTTGAAAGAGTTCTAGGTAATCAATAGTGGAAATACCTTTTAAGTCATATGTGCACTGTTCACGGCCCATCATCTTCACATCATATCGGTCAACAAGACCCCATGGTGAAAATCTTTTAGCCATGTCATCGCCAAGGATTTTTATTGTACGGTTAACTAGGTATGGGACATCAAAGAATCTGATATTCCAGCCAGTAATAACATCGGGGCAGTTAGATGGTAGACACCAGTGTAATATAAACTCTGATAAAAGTTCACCTTCTGAGCCACACTTCTTATAGACTACACGATTGTCTTTCATAATAGATGATTCTACATCATAATCATTAAGACCCCAAACATAGTATGTGTTATCAATATTGTTTTTCATGGCGATTGAAATTACTGGGTAATCTGCATCTTCGGGTACTGGGAAACCTTCGTCAGATGCAACCTCGATGTCGAATGAGGTTACATTAATCTTGTTTCGATCCCACTCGATTATGCCAGGAAATTGGTCATTGATAAATGCAGGTATATATCGGTCATTGCCGAATATCAACCTACCAGCAGTATTTTTGTTTTCGTTTATCCAGTCTTTGGCATCACGCATAGATTCCATTTGAATAGGAGCAACAGGCACTCCGTCTAGTGATTTCCAAGATGTTTGTTTTGGGGTATTTACAAATAAAGTGGGTTTATATTTGATTTTTTCTTGTTTCTTTTGGCCGTTTTCATAGCCACGATAGAGCAACATATTGCCGTACCGAGTTACGTTTGTGTAGAATTTCATAACGAATTGTTCACCTGTTTGATAATATGTATATTATAACATATATTATAGCAAAAGTAAAGGGATTTCTTGTACGTACCGTGTACATATTGCATTTATATGTACGAAAAAGTGTAGTTTGTCGACACTTATATGTACGAAAAAGTGTAAAGATTGGGGGAGTTTTTACGTCCCCCGCATGATTATGTCAAGTTGGTCTTAAAACGCTGTTTGCAAGACAATTAACATTGGTGCTAGTCCTAAGATAGCTCCAGTGACAACAGTCAAAGTTAAAACAGTTTTTAAGGCCTCGGCAACGTCATCATATTTTTCCACAAAGTGAATGATATGTTTCATGTTGTTCTCCAGTAAATTGATTAATTACAATCCACTGAGTTTCGCTGCTCGCCAGTTTACCCTTTCAGGTATTCTTTCTTCTTTGATGCCCCAGCAGACCCTATTTCGATCTTCCTAGGACGCCTCTCTTCTGGAACTTCTACTCTGGCATTCACCACAAGTATTCCGTTCACAAGATCGGCACCGTCTATTACGACAAATTCAGAGAGTCGGAAGGACTTCTCAAATTTGCGGGACGAGATACCTTTATGTGCATATTCACGTTCATCTTTATCAGAGTGTTCCGCCTTTACTAACAGAATACCATCTTTCACTTCCACTTGGATATCCTCTTCCGAGAAACCCGCTACTGCAAGTTCAATGATAAAATTTTCATCATCGACCTTCACAACATTGTGGGGTGGATAGTTATCTTGAGCTCTTCCAGCAGAGTGGATTCTCTCAAGTTCATTTAGTATGGGTTCAAACCCGATGAATAAAGAACGCGGCACGTTCATAGTACTTCTTACCATAGCTTCCTCCTATATTTTTAGCAAGGTTAAAAATGTGGTCCCGATAATTCGGCAACCACATTTATTTATACAACTTTCGTTGTTAGTTTAAGCATTTATTACAAACTTTATTTAGTCTGCCACATTTCATAAATCTATGAAATTTTTTCCATGCTTTTTTAAGTTTTTTCTCCATTACTGTTTCCTATATTGTATTTCGGACACAGTTCCCATTGCGCTTTCTCTTTGTATGGAATGACCTTTATTTGGCGCAATGGAGCCAAATTCTTTGCTGTAGCAGGATTGATTATGGTTACTAAACCCCAATCTGCTAGCAAAGTAGCAATTGTGTTCCTACGTTCTAGGTCATTCTCTATTAGGTTAGATGGTTTCCCATCCAACAAAAATAGTTCTTTAAAATGTACAATAAAATATCTGCCTTGTTTATGGAGTATATGACAAGACTGATATAGTTTTTGATCTTTGCGTGATGCCACTCCGATACGTGTTAATGTCTCGCGTATCTTTAGAAAGTCATCCGGTTCGTTAAGGGTGATTTCCAGCATATCAGCTGGTACCCAATTTTTGATTTCAATATTTTCGTTTTCCACCTTTATAAATCCTTTGTTTCAATGTTTCAATATGTTCATCATTAAATAATGGTAAGACGGACTTAGCTTTTTCATTACTATATCCATAATATTCTTTAATGAGCTCTAGGTTATCAACCTCCTGTGGTTTTAGCCACTTGGAGAACCTCTTTTTCTTCTTAATTATATTTATAAGAAAATGATATTGAAGCTTATTATCTATGTGGTGGTTAACATTCATCTCGTTGGCATATAGAACAGTATCATTAAAGTATGATAATGCCCTATTAACCATAAACGATGGATAGGCTTTCTCCGAAATATCGTCGTGCATAATATCTTTCTTAGTGATATTAATACTGTTTACATACTCGAAGGGGTTCATTTAAACTTAACTCCAGCCATAATTTCAGTGCAGCACGCCACAATGTTTAATTCGTGATCTGCCACAAATGCATTCTTGTACTGATAATCTGCAAGAATAAGAACTAGCTGAGGAATAGATTGTGGTTCTACATACTCACCCATATTATCATATATCTTACGGAATACAGCCGCTGGTTCAGTGTCAATGTTATCAGCTACCCACTGACGCATCTTTTTAAAATCTTTGCGCTGTAAGGATTGCATTAGTTCGTTAACAGATACATCCGATAAGGTAACCAATATACCTGTATCAATAGTACCAGAAACCGAATATCGTTGTAACTCATTTAACACCCTGCGCCAATCTGGCATGTGTTTCATAATTAGTTCTGCAATTACAGGAACCTCATATGTTACACCTTCGGTATCCAGAATGAATTGGATTCTTTTTAGCATTTCGCCACATAGAGCTCCAGAGTCTTTCTTGGACATATTAAATTCGACTACAGAACATCTACTATGTAGTGGTTCAATAATACGGTTCTTAAAGTTACACGTTAATATAAACCTACAGTTAGCACTAAATTCTTCTATGAATCCACGTAAAGCGGGTTGGGTTGATTGTGGATTAAGATAGTCAGCCTCATCAAGTATTACTACTTTATAGCCACCTTGTAAGGAGACCGATGAGGCAAACTTCTTAATCTTATTTCGGAGTGTATCAATACCTGATTCTTCTGATCCGTTAATTAACAGATAGTCGAGATCCAGTTCGTTACACAGAGCCTTGGCGATAGTTGTTTTACCCGTACCAGCTGTGCCGGTGAGCAGCATGTTGTGAAGTGCACCTCCTCTAACAACATCTGCAAAAGTTTGCTTGATTGCGTTTGGTAAAATTGTATCTGCAATTTTCTGTGGTCGGTACTTCTCTACCCATAAGAAATCATCCATTAGAGTACCTCCCAACCATTGACTGTAGAAAGTCGGAAAGACCTCCAAGCCTCCTTGTCGAGAGCCCACGCTGCCAAATGGTCAGAGTCGGCGCTAATTTCTTTGATTTCTGTCTTTACACCATGTGCTTCAAGCACTACACTATTTAATGTGCACGGCATTACACGGATTTCGCCAGTGTTGATTTTAGTAAAGGTAACTGTTACAGTACCACGTTTAAGTGCCTCGATCAGGCGTGCGGTTTCGTTTCGATCCATAATATACTCCATAATAAAAAAATGAGGGGCCCGAAGGCCCCGAGGGATTAAGCTTCAGCTGAAACTTCTTCTACTTCTTCGGTAGGTAAATCACCTTCAGGCGTTTCACCATCCTTAGGAGCAGCTGCGTTCAAGAACTTCACTACTCTATTTCTCAACGAACCAACTGCTTCCAGTTCTTGTCCTTCAAATCCACCACGTTTGGAACAGACATCAATAATCTGTACCATAGTTGCGATATCTTGTAGAGACAGTTGAGGTGCCTCTGTTTCTGCAGTTTCTACTGCGTTTACTTCTTCAGTCATTTTATTTCTCCTTTGATCAAAGTTAGACTAATTTTAGAAGCCCCGGCCGATCCGGCAACTTCCATATTATCCCCATCATTATAATGGGAGATTCGGTTTGTGTACTTATATTTATACACCATAGCTACTAGTTCTCTCTAAAGCTATAAAATATTCTACAGGGTAATTCGTATTCTGCCAGTTTGAAATCAACTTAGAGCTGATTGACACAAAATAATCACCAGGTAGTAGTTTTAAGTTTGGGATATTAACCACAAAATTAAACTGTTCTTTACATGAATTGTCTTTATCTACCACAATATCAAATGTATTGGCAGTAGAGTCTTTAATATCTAAGACACTTGCTGTTACAACACCATTGTTACCAGATAGTGATAGTTCCATATGACCTAAGACAGATGCTGCCTTCTTGATTTGGTCTAGGTCTTTTTCACTAAGATTGATACCAACTTCTGCATTAGGCATTGTGATATCTTTGGTTGGCTGTGTCAGAATATCGGTCTCTGCAAAGTAATACTTTACTTTCTGACCACCATTCGACATAGTAAGAGCCTTTTCTTCAAAGGCCAATCCAGCATTTTCAATAAGACCATGGACAGATAGGAATTCGTTTAAGTCATAGACTCCAAACTCCAATGGAAAGTCCTCGGTGATATCAGCAATGGCCATGATATTCTTAGCCTCTGAAATCGTCTTCACCTTTTGGCCAGGTTTTAGTACTAGGTTAGGATTAACACTAGCGAAATTTTGCAATACCTTGAGGGTATCATCTGAAATAATCATATTTTCTCCTGTTTTTTCATAGTTATATTATAACACATTTACTGTTAAAAGTAAAGGGTTATTTTTCATTGTACATGCGATCGTGTTCATACAAGGCAAGTAATCCATAATGTAAGACCTTTTGGAGATCCTTTCGAAAATCCTCAGGAGTCTTACCTTTCTTTCCATATCTGGCCACATATTTGTCTACGTTACCTAGAAAGAATCCCATCCCATGGCCCCTGTCTACTATGACTTCAGAAGATTGTAATCCCCCTTGTCCGTAGTGAGCGCCGTAAGTAGAATCAATATACGTTTGGAGCTCTTCAATAAGAGCTCCTTCGTTAAATTTATAATCGGGTT